TAAGTTCTTTCCTCCATATTATTTTTCATTTTTATACCAAACTCCATAACCTTTTGCCTTACCAGTAAATGGAACTTTTTTAAGTACAACTAATTTTTCTTCATTATCCTTTTTGTACTTAGGATTCTTACTATTTAATTTTCTTTTTTTCATATCTATTGTTTTAAGTATTGTCTTATTCTGCTTTCACTTAACTCATACTTCTTAGCAAGTTCCTTTACGCTTTTTCCTTTGCTATGTAAATACTGACAATGTTTAGCCCTTCCTAAAATTTCATCACTTTTGATGTCTGTCCATTTATTATCTTTACTATTGTAGTTTTTCATATTGTTTTATTTTAATTAGGACAATAAGTTTGGTGGGTCAGTAAAAAACAAGGAACTTTAACCATTATTAAAATTATTATTTTACCCACCATACTCATCATCTATAAATTGAGAACAGAAATAACCCTCTAAAATACAAGCGATTAATACTACTCCCCATATTATCAATATTGTTTTCATTTGTCAAAGATATAAAAATAATTCAATTTTATACAAATTAATTCCTAAAACTTTTTCCCTTGATAATCACCACTTTACACTTCCTCAACCTATCTAAAGTCCTTTCATCATACCTTTCTTTAAGTGCTTGAGGTGTTAAATTTGTAGTTATTAGTAATGTTTTAGAATTATCCTCAGCATAAGAAATTGCATCAGCAACTGCATCTATCTTAGTACCATAATCATTTTTGATACTCTCAGTTCCTAAGTCATCAATGATAATGAATGGTGCTTTATTTCTATCAACTGCACCTAATTCTTTTGCAGGAACGCTTCTTAATATCTTATTTGTTTTAGTTCTGAATATAGCAGGAATAACAAAATTTAAGATAGTTGATTTACCTAATCCACATTCTCCCATCAACATCAAACCTCTACCTTTTGTATCTACCATCCAGTCAATAATCTCATCATAAGCAGGTAAATGCTCATACTTATCAACTGTTCTATCGTAATACTCAAAAGACTTAATGAACATTTCTTTTATTTCTTCTCTTACTCCAAGTTTATATCTGTTGTAAACCTTTGGCTGCAGGAAGTCTGCATTTTTAAATGTATCTTCTATTGTTCTCATAGTTTAAAATTTACCATCACCATAATCTCCTCCTGCTTTATGTTTGTGTGATGTAGTGTTATTATTAGTTTTATTTTGTCTTTTCTCCCAAGTTCTTACACAGGCTTTCCAATCTTTCATTTTGTTTTTACCTATCAACCAATTTTTACTTTCATAGAAATCAAAAAAAGTTTCTGCATCAATACCATTATTCCTCCATAAACAATATTCTTTAATATCATTAACTTCTGGTTTTTTAAAAGAAGCCCCTTTATTATTAATATGTTTATCTTTAGATAAACTAATACTATCTTTAAAGTTTTCTTTAATACCCCCCTTAAAGTTTTCTTTAACACCCCCTTTAAGTTTTCTTATATACCTCCTTTCAATTTCTTTAGTATTTCCTTTATAGATGTAATGAGTTGATATGTAGCCATTTGCAACTAATTCGCTTACCCATTTAGAAATAGTAACAGTACTCTTACCGTAAAGGTTAGAAAAGTATTTATTTGTAGCAAAGCACTCACCATTAATATTAAGTAGTGCAGTTATTTCAGCATATAATAATTTAGCATTTGCAGTTAGATTCTTATCATATCTAACCTCAGCACTTATTATAGCATAGTAGTTTGGTTGTTGTTTCATTGTTTTTAGTTTTAGTTATTTTTTGGTATCTCTAATTCATAGCACTCTGTATAGGTGGACATCACTACAGTCCACTTACTTACCTGTTCGTGAGTAAACCAGCAAAATCTTGCGTATAAGGCATTCAATGGCTGTATGAACAAATAGTGCGTAACTTTCTTTTGAGGGTTGTTATGGGCTTTAAAATTAACTCTAAGGGCATTTCCCTCACTCTTTATACCTTTAACATCAATGTAGTTTAATTCACCAATACCTTCCATAATTAAATCAGCCTCAACAACTGGTCTTTGCTCAAGTAGTGGTGCAGCCTTGTATCTTATACCCTTATTGTTCTCCATCAGGTGTCTTGCAATAAGTTCTGCAAATATTCCTAACTGAGAGATAGAGTGTTCTTGATTACCTCTATATTTTTCTGTGTTTTTATTATAAACATCAGCAGATAACATACTCCTTACCTTAGCAAGTTCATCAGATAGTTTGATGAAAGTGCTAGGATAAGTTGTTTTTTTCCATTTAATCATTAGAATGGTAAGTCATCATCTGTTTTTGCTGTAGATTTCTTAGCAGCAGTTTTAGAATCTTTTGGTGGCTCATAAGTATTTACATAAGCATAATGAGTTGCACCTTTTTCAGATGGTTCTCTCCTTTCTGAAATCACCATAGAAATCCAACCATTCTTTGAATTTGCTTGTAGTTCATCCATTTTGAAATTAGCAACCATCATTGTACCATACTTCGTATCAATATTTTTGATACTACTTGGTAAGTAAACCTTCTCTTTCTTGTCTGTCATTTTTTAATTTTTTAATTTTATATAATTTAGTTAATGATTTATTGATTTGTTCTAATTGAGTTTCTAGTCCTAATATTTCTTCATCTACCTCAACTTCAATAACCCTATCTTCTACTCTTTTAAAAGAATCAGTATCTTCAGGATAGTTATTGTAAAAGAACTCAAACTTTCTTGTATGATGTATAATAGATGCGTGATGCAGGTTTGTTACTCTACCTATCTCACTAAGAGTTAATCCAAACATCTCTCTTAATATGTAGATATACATTCTCTTAGCAAATATAATGTTTTTCTTTCTACTACCCAAAAACATTTCTTCCTTTTTGATGTCGTAAATTTCTGCTAATTCTTCTGTGATTACATTGTGATAGTAATCGCTAAATTTTAATCTTTTTCTTCTCATTTTGTTATAATTTAATTTAAGTCGTACACTATTGTATCAACTATGTCTTGTATGTCTAATCCAATAAAGTCTGCTAAAATCTTAGCGTGAATGAATCTAAGTGATGGTGGGTTCTCTATAAACTTTCTACTTGTAGCATAATTAACTCCAAGTATCTTACAAAGTTTTAAATTAGATACACCATATATTCTTAGTAGAGCCTCAAACTCATTTCTGGATTCTCTGATTTGTACTAATGAATATTTATTAGTCATTTGCCTGTAGTTTTTTAGCATACTTTAATAAACTTTCTTTTGGTACTTTAAACTTATGCTTATCTCTGTGGTAGAAATCTATTACCTGCTCTTTGTTTAATACCTTCATTACATCATCTTCAGCAATTTCACCTACAAGCATATCTCCATTCCACACTAAGTAAGTGTAAACCTTAGAGAAATGATTATAAATCTCTATGCCCAAATACTCCATCTTTGAACATTTTTTCCCATTGTTTTCTTGTGTCTTTTTCATATCTGTTTTCATATATTTTAGTTATTATTTCTTCTGCTTCTAGTTCTGTCAAATCATTTATTCTTCCTAGAATATCAGATTTCATTCTTGTGGTTAATGAAGTTTGGTCAATGTTACTCTCAATGATAAGCCATTGGGTATCTGTAATACCACTAGGCTCACCATCAAGAATATTATCTATCCAATCATCATTCATTAATCTACAATCTCATCCTGACCAAACACACCTTGCTCATAGAATCCTGCAATCTTTAAAACAACTCTACTCATTGCTCTTTTTTCAGCCATGGAAACAGGAAACTTCTTACCACCTCCCATTAAGTTGCTGTTAGATGCTTCACCAAAACTCATAGCGTTCTTAACCTCATTACCAACTTTCATTGATGCTGCTGCTCTTAATACGCATATTCCTTTTTCTATATCCATATTGATTACTTCATAAGCAACTGTAATATTGTTTCTTGATACAATCTTATCAATTCCAGTTCTTGTGATAATTACAAACCCTCTCTTGTCTTTGTAAATATCTTCTTCTACTAAACCGTTCTCTTTGTAAAGCCTTCTTAAAGCCTCTTTTCTAGTTTCTACAATTGGTTCAGGTTGTTTCTTCAGTTTTTCTTGCATTGTTTTTTTTGACATTTTGTTATTATTTAATTGATTAATACTCGGTTGTTGTGCAATATTGTGCATTGCATCTATTATTTCATTTCTTTCAAACTCTGCCTCATCCACATATCTTTCTTGTCCTATTGGATGGTGTTTCTCCATCACATCTCTTGCTTCTTGTGCAATTTCTTGCATTGTTATGTGTGTTTGGTCTTGTTCTTCAGGTCTTTCTGACATATAAGAGTTATATTCATTTTCTGCATCTTCTTGCTCTCTTATGGTCATAAATTGTTCTGCAATATCGGTTAGTGTGTTAATTTCTTGTGATTGTTCTTGCATTTTCATTTGCATAAATTCTTCTTTCATTCTTCCCATAATTTTATAGTTTTAGTTAGTAATTTTGTCTTGTTGGACAATGTAGATAATCATAAGTATTATGATTGTAGGTACTGCGATTAGTGTTTCCATTTAGTTTATTGTTTTAGTTATTAATTGAAGCAAAGATATAAAATTGGAATTACCCACCAAAACATTTTTAACAATTTTTTGATAAATGTTTACCTACTAGAAGTAAATTGTAGTAAAATTGTGTGATATTTTAGAAATAATGCACCAAACGAGCCACTTGCCCACTTGTTTTTTCGTGCAAAAATCCTTCAACTGCTTTAGGAACTCCTGTAAATCCTTTTCTTGAGTGCCAACTATCAGTTCCTGATGGACTACGCATATACTCCACAGTAACTCCTATAAAGTCTTTAGCATCTAGCCACTTATGCTTAACTTTGTGGTGTAAATGATGTAGATACCAATATCTATATTTAGTTTCACTCCACATTATTGGTTTTTCTTGAGCCATCATTAAAGGTAAGTTTGCCATCTTAGCACCATCTCCATGCTCTAAGCCAATTAAGTTCTTACCATACTTATAATACTTTCTATGTGCTACACTAATATCAAAAGTAATATCTCTGTCGTTTCTGAACCAACTCTTTAATGCGTGTGCCAAATGAAATCCACTCTGATAATCGTGATTACTCATTGAATGAACAACATCTACAGGTGCTATCTCTCTTAGCATTTCTACACACTTAACATATAGTGCTAATGCAACCTCAAAATGTTCCCACCATTTACCATCCACATCTTGATTTGTACCTGCTGTAGTTGTATTATATACATTATCAATATGTAAAATATCATTACCTATGCAAAATAATATCCTTTCTACTTCAAAGCCCTCTGCTTTATACATAAGTCCCTCTAAGCCCTCTAAAACACGCATACAGGCAGTTTCAACATCATACCCATCACCAGTTTCAACTCCATTAGCATATTTACCTATATGAATGTCTGCAGGATTTATTACTAATAAATGATTAGCATCTTTATTATCTCTTTTTACTGAAGGATAATAAGGTGAATGATTTTCAATGAAGTCGCTAATCTTATCTAGCATATCATTTTCATTAGCATTTATATCCTCTTTGGTTACAATACTAAATCTGTATTCACCACTAGCAGATTGCCAATGCTTAACACTAACAACATCATCTTTCTTTATACCCCTCTCTGAAAGGTGTATGTCTAATGCTGTATTCCCATTAATGTTTGTTGTACTTTCTGCTCTGTTTTCATAAACCATCTCAACTTCTTCTTTAGATAGTCTAAGTCTTTTACCATATTTTTTCATAGTTTTATGTATTGGTTATGATGCAATTATACAAAAAAAAATGCTTATATAATACAAAAGTGAGATGTTTTTAAACATCCCACTCTTGAAAACTATAAACAATGAAAACAAAGATAGGCACAACCCTACCTGTGTTATGCAAAGATAATTATTTTTTACAATTATCAGTACAATTACATTTATTTTTTTCAAATACAGAGAAACATAATGGTAAAATACCTAATCCTGTAAGTATCAAAGCATTAGTATCAATACCATTTTTCTCAATGTATAAACTTGCAGCAATTACTATCACTCCACTAATGGTTCTTTTACTACTCCATTTACCTTTAGTGTCTGTAAAAAGGTCTTTTACTGCCTTCAATAATTCTGTTATTGGTTTTACGCCACCCTTTAGTAACGCTTCCCCTATCCATTTCTTAAACATTACTTTTTAATGTCTGCAAGTCCCTGACCTAAGATTAAAGTAAGAATAGCATAATAAACTTTCTCAACCTCACCTTCAGCAAGTCCTAATTTAACGGCTGCAAAAGGAACAAATATTGCACCAACTGTGTACCAGAATTTTTTTGAATTGAACATCTTTTTTAAAATTTCCATAATATATATTTAATTAGTTATTATTAATTAGTATAGCCAAATCACAGGACTTGGTTTATCGTAAACATCTATATCTACATGAATAAATGATTCATGTAATCCGAACCTCTCAAAATCTGCAAAAACTAAAGCATCCATCATAATCGCCCTAGTATTACTCCCTTCACATTTAATATCAACAGCCAATCCTTTTATATGTGATGAGGTTGGATTTTTCTTACTTTCAGGATGGTTCTTACATCTATAACCACTAGATATTACAAATGGTATTTTTGCAAATTCTCTAGCCTTATCTAAAGATTGTAATAACTCATCACTAATAACAGTTTCACCACACCCACACTTACAAGTGAACTCACTTCTCTTAAAATGCTTTAAAGTCATTTTATATAATAAATTACGCAGTAACGCAAACAAACTCAATATCAATGGCATCTGTATCTGCATTAGCAGCGATTTGTGATATATCTGTAAGAGTTCCTATAGTTGTACTTGATGCTACTGCATCAATCTCGTTATCCATTAATAAGAAAGTTTCCCCTGCTTTTATTTTAACAAAGAAAGAATCTGCAGTACCTGTAACTCTTAATTCTAAGAAGTTAGTATCATCTAAGTTCTTTATTCTAAAGTATTTATAATTAGTTATATCTGCTATACCTGCTGCATCTGCTGCACCAAAGTTTATTATATTTGTCCAAGATGACCTTCCTGAATCTGCTGCAATAGTCATTATTCTTTGATAAACCTCACCATTATCTGTATAGGTTTTATTCATTGTGTTACCATAAGAAACACCATTTAGAGTGTATGACTCTGTTATTGTTACTATTAAATTTTCTGCTGTTACTGTTGTTGCCATAATATATTTTTATTTTATTATATTCTTTATTTTATAAGTTTGATAACCTGCTGTTTACATTAGATGTAAGTGCTGTACTTTCAGAACTAAAGATTTCTATTTCATACATAGTACCATCAAAAGCGTTTAGGTCAGGGTTTCTAACTCCTATTGAGTCTATGTCTGCTGTACCTGATAGTGTTACTGAAACATTTTGGTCTGCTCCATTATGCCACAAGCCCATATTATTTGAAGCATCTCTAGTTACTACCAAATAACCATCACCCCAAGAACCTGATGCTAGACCTAAATCTGCTGTATTCCCATCTACTTTAACTCTTAAATTGTTTGAAGAAGTAATCTTAAACATTTCATTATTAGTAGTATTGTCTGCTATTAAAACTTTTCCTGTTGCGTCAATTTCACATTTCATGCCAATAGTAAACTCTCCTGCAAAACTCATTTGTACAGTTGTTTGTAAATTATCATCAGTTCCATCAAAGGTAATCCCTGTACCAACACCTATATTATTTAGTGGTTGTTCTGTAGCATCTCCTTGCAACATATGATGACTATTAGCACTATCACCCCAAGCACTAACAAGTCTTGATGAAGGGTCAAAAGTAATACCTGTGTCTTGTTGATACCAAGCAACAACACTACCTTCATTAGTTGGCAACCATTCAGCACCCACTCTCCTAATACTATTTAAACCTAATCCCTGTTTTAAACTTAACATATTCTAATTATTATGCAGATGCGTTTCCATCATGCTCTTTATACCCAATACCAATACCACTTGTTAGAGTTATTGCTGTAATTCGCATAAACAAAGTTGTTCCTGCAGGTAAAGTAGTTATAAGTGCAGATTCACCCGTTACTCCATCTGCAGTAATTGCACTAACTACTGACTCAACAGGGAAATATACACAATAGAAATCTTTACCTGTTTGCGCTACAGTAGTGAAAACCTCAGTTCCACCACCCTTACCTAGCATTTCAAATAGTAATGTATTGTCTGTGTCAAATGTACTCATTTTATTGTTTTTTAAATTGTTATTATTTTATTTTTATTCTGTAAAAAGTTTTATTAATGCACCTAAAGTTATAGCATAAATCATCCACATTGCTTTCACCAAAACCTTTCTCATAGATGTGTTTCTGTTCACTCTCGCTGCTACTCCATTATCTGGATTCAATAATCTCTCAGTAATCATATCTAACTTACTATCCAAATTATCCATCTTCTCATTTATTGAACTTATGTCTTTCTTCATTGATACTATCTCCTCTTTTGTTGTCATTAGAATGTTGTTGTTTGTACTGCTATATTCATATATATTGATGAACCACCACTCGCTTCCTTAATCATTGGGAAGATAATATCACCTGCTGCTAATGCTGCTGTAGTTATAGTTGTTTCATTTATTCTAACACCCTTATTGTTGTTACCAAGACCATCTACTGCAATTTCATCAATTACAATAGGAATTACTGATGCTATAACATCCTCTGTAGGTGTGATTTTACATATAGCAATAGTAACTGCATTAGAGCCATTA